AACACGTAGCCTCGGAACTGGCCTGCCGCCACCTTGTCGGACGTGATAGTGCCAGCCGCGATCTTGACGGCCGTCACACTGTTTGCCGCGAGCTTGTCGGCGGTGATGGCACCAGTGACAATCTTGGACGCATTGACCGAATTAGCGGCCAGCTTATCCGCATTCACCGCGTTGGCGGCCAGCTTATCGGTCGTGACAGCATTGGCGGCGATGTCGCCCGCCTGAATCTTATGCACATTCAGCAGCGCCACGGTCATATCCTCAGTGACCTTCAGCTTCGCGGTCGTGACGGCATTCGCGGCGAGCTTGTCGGTGCCGATGGCATTGGTCTGCACCTTGCCAGCAGTCACCGAATTAGCAGCCAATTTATCCGCATTGACCGCGCCAGCGGCGAGCTTGTCGGTCGTGATGGCATTAGCCGCAATGTCGCCCGCCTGAATCTTGTGGACGTTGAGCAAGGCCACCGTCATATCCTCAGTGACCTTCAGCTTGCCCGTAGTCACCGAATTGGCCGCGATCTTGTCGGACGTGATGGCCAGTGCGACGATGTTCCGCGCCTGCACCGAGTTGGCGGCGAGTTTCGTGGCGGTCACCGCGTCGGCCACCAGCTTTTCAGTCGTGACCGAATTCGCAGCCAGCTTGTCCACCGTGATGGCATTGGCCTTGACCTTCTCAGCGGTCACGGAGTCGGCAGCGAGATGCTTCGCGGCCACGGTTCCAGCAGCGAGGATGTTGTTCGCCACGAGGTCGAATGGCTCGAATCTCGTACCGTCCCATGTCAGGACTTCCACCACGCGATCAGCGAGCGGCACCAAGACGCTTGGTGAAGCGTTCGGCGTTCCCTGCCAGTAGGTGTAGAAGTCGGCCAGCATGGACGGCGAATTGTTCTTCTCGCCTTTCCACCTCGTCCAATACTTTTGCGTGCGCCACCACATGTCGCCCGGCTTCAGACCGTCATGATTCGGTTCGTCGGGGCCACGGTAGATGAGGTTCTTGCCGTCGGCGGTTGTCTGCGCCTTCTTGGCTGCGGCCTGAGCCTGATTAGCCTGAGAAGCCGCGTTGGCGGCAGCGGTCGAAGCCTTGTCGGCGGTGGCTTGAGCGGTCTTGGCCGCATCATTCGCCTTGACAGCCGCATTCGCGGCGTCGGTAGCGGCCTTGTCGGTCACAGCCACCCAAGCACTGCCATTCCAGCGCTTCGGCGTGTTCGCACCGTTCGTGGTGTCAATCCACAAGGTCGAAGCCTTGCGCATCGACGTGGCCGGTGCCGTGCCCTGGATAAGCACGTCGGCCTTGCCGTTCGCCACGCCAGCGGCGGCAGCGGCAGCGGTATTCGCCTTCCTCGCGGCGGTGGCCGCGTCGGTGGCGGACTGTGCCGCACTATCGGCGGTGGCCTTGGCCTGAGTCGCCACGCTCGACGCATTGGCAGCGGTGGTCTTGGCATTGGCCGCATCCGTCTTGGCGGTGGAAGCGTCGGACTTGGCGGCTTTCGCGGATTCGTTGGCCGTGTTGGCCAGCGTCTCCGCATTGCCAGCGGTCTTCTTCGCGCTCTCGGCGGCGGTCTGCGCCGCGTCGGCGGCGCTCTTCGCCTGACCTGCCGTTGTCGTCGCGCTCTTCGCGGCAGTCTGGGCGGCATTGGCGGTATCCTGCGCGGTCTTCGCCGCACCAGTGGCCGTGTCAGCCGTGCCCTGCGCGTTTTTCGCGGCGGCAGCGGCGTTCTCAGCAGTCTTCTTCGCGTCGGTGGTCTTCGCGGCGTTATCGGCGATGTCGGACTTCGCCTGAGCGATTTCGTCGGCATTGCGCTCCACGTCGGCATAGCCCATGTGGTTCCACGCGGCACCATCCCAGACAAGCGTGTCGATAACGCGGTCGGAGAGCGGCACGAGCACGGATGGGCTGGCGTTGGGTGTCCCGAGCCAGTAGGTGTAAAAATCAGCCAAGAGGCTCGGGCTGTTGTTCTTCTCGCCCCGCCAGCGAGTCCAATACTTCTGGGTCTTGAGCCACAGGTCGCCGACGATGAGATTGTCCTTCGGCATGTCAGGCCCACGGAAAGTGTGATTCTTCGAGTGGGCTTCGGCATATGCTTGAGCCGCCGACTTCTTGGCCTTGCTGATCTCACCATTCGCCGTGGTCAGATCGGACTTGGTTTGGGCGATATCCTTCTGCGCCTGCGTCAAATCGGTCTTGGCCTGTGCCAGCGTCTTGGACGCCGCGTCAAGATTCGACTTGTTGGCTTGAATGTCCTTTTGAGCCTGCGCAATCTTGGAGGTATTGTCCTTCAGCGTGGCGTTGGCCGTGCCGATGGCCGACTGGTTCGCCTTGATGTCAGCCTTCGCTGACTCAAGCTCCTTCGACGTGGCAGCCTGCGCCTGCTGATTCGCCGCAATGTCCTTCTGCGCCTGCGTCAGCTTCGCGGTGTTATCCTTCAAAGCCGTCTGATTGTCAGCCAAATCCTTCTGAATCTGCTTGACCTCTTCAGGCGAGACAGCAGAAGCCACGGTCACCGAAGCGATGGCGGACCAGTCGGAGCGATTGCCCGCATGATCGACGGAGCGCAAGGCGTAGGAGTGCTGGGAGCCTGCTTTCAGGCCGGTCACGAGATAATCGCCCGGGCCGGACTGCGTGGCGCTGATGACGGTCATGCCGGCCGCATTGACGCCCTCGCCGACCTCGACATGATCGAAGTCCGATTCCATCGACGCGCCAGTGCTTGTCCTGCCATCCCAGTGGACGGTCACCACGCCAAGCTCGGACGACAATACCGGCTTCGACGGTACGGAGCATGGCGTCGTATCCGACTCCACAGTTGCCACCACGACGGCCGACCATTCGCCAAGCTTGTCCGAATACGTCGGCACAGCCCTGACGCGCACCTCGATTTGCGTGCCGCAATCCAAGACTCCGAAACCGAGCTGCGTCTTGTCAGTCGTGCCGGCGGAATGCCAGGGCGCGCCATCCTTGTGCAGCTTCCACTCGACCAAATAATTGGAGATCTCGATGGCTGTGTCATTCGTGGCCTGCGTGACCGCACTCCACGAGGCTGTGGCCAGACCGTGGGCGTACCCGTCCGAACCAATGTAGGCGTCCGTCTGCACCACAAGCCCAAGCGGGGCCTTCGGTACGCGATGGTCGCGATCGGAAGAGGCGGTCGTGCCGCCCTCGCTGCCGGCCAATGCGGCACCGCCGGTGATGCCTTTGATTTTCTTCGCCTGACGCACGGAAGCGTCATACTTAATATCATTCAGAGCGATTGAGCAGGATAAGCCCTCGTTCTGGCGCATGCTCAGGTCGATTTCCTGCACGCGCACCTTCTCGCCGTGAGTGACTGTTGGCGCGGTGATCCAGTCGCCCGCGTGGAAGTCGATGAGCGGTAGATCATCCACGCCGGAAGTCACCAGATCGCGCGTGTACTGGCCGCGTACCCTAGCCGCATCATCAAGCGTGGACTGCATGAATGCCTGCGCGGTATCCTTATCGGACACGCCACCCTGCGAGCTATAGGATTCCCACTTGCCCCAAGGCGTCGGAGCAGCCGGATTGTCCATGCGAAAAAGCAGATTATTGTCACCCTCGACAAGGATGGTTGATGCCAGGTCGGCGATGGACTCCTCGAATGGGGCTTCGCTGATGTCACGCGCCAATTGCAGCACAATGCTCTCGCTCAGGTCACGGCTCAAGGCGGTGCTGTCCGCATTCCAAAGCTTGAGTACCCTGCCGCTTGTGCGCCAGTCGCAGCCGCCACCATTGACCAGGGCGTCCAGGATGGTCTGCAAATCAGTGCCGAGCGAATAGTACAGAGTGTACTTTTTTGCCCAATTCCTGCCAGCCGCGTCCTTGGCCGTGTCGAAGCCCAAGGTCAGACCAGTGGCCACGCCACCACGCTGACGATTTTCGTCCAGCAAAGTCTTGAGAATCGTGCCCGGATTAGAAGAATAAAAAGGCCTTTTACCCTTGTTATCGCCATCGGCGATGAGGTGCGACGAATCATTGTTTTCGGCCTTGGACAGCAGCCAGCCAATCGACTGACCGGAATAAGTGATGGTCTTGGTACGGTCATCCGTCTTGCCGGAGCGGCCCGTGATGACGAATCGCGCATTATCCGGCTCCTTGAAGCCATTACCGTCCGACACTTCCACGGCCACTTCCAGGCCATCGGTCAGCTCACGGTCGAACGCCTGCGCGTCACCGGACAGCATCGAATACTCGATCGAGATGGCGCCGTCATCATCGTGGAGCATCGACGCGCTGAAGCTAACCGGCTCCGCAAGGACGCCGATTCGCTCGCCGAAAGGACGATAGGCCACGAGACGAGCATGAAGGGACTTTGCCATGAATCACTCCCAAGATTGCAAAAACCGGCATGTCACCTTGTCGGCGCTGCCGGTCTGTTTGATTGCGAGGCGATAATCGCCGGAATCGATTGCGGGCCACACCTGCAGTGGCTCGGTGGTCCAGTCGACGCCATTCGATGCGTCCGTACCACCGGACCATGCGTCGGCATTGGCCGCCGTCCACGCCTTGCGATTGGCCACATCGATAAAGAGATAAGGTCGTGAGGCGTCACGCTGGCCGCCCCACATGAGATTCGTTCCACTCACCGGATCTGAAATGGTCACGCCAGTGGCGGCACCGAAGCGCAATACCAGCGTGGTGATGGGCGCGTCCGACAGCCAGCCGTCGGGAAGCGTGTCGAAAAGCATGGACGGCGAATTGTTCGGCAGTCCTGTCCAGCGTGTCCAATACCCCTTACCGCTCGGCTTCGAGACCCCGCCCGGCAGCAGCCTGCCACCCGACGCGGCCAACGTCACCTCCTGCCACTGCACGCCACGCCAAAACACGTCCGGCAGTTGGAAAACGGCGGTCATGACGCGCAGATCACGGAACGGCCTCTCATCATCGTCCGGCTCGCAGCTCGTGCACACCGCTCTCGTGACCATGCTGCGCGAATAGCCGTCATCCGTTGTCTCCGTTTTGCCGAGCGTGAGCTTCGACGCATACAGGCACATGGCGCGGAAGCGTGCGATCCGCGAATCGGAATCCGCACCCCACGCCGCCACCTTGACTGTCAGCTCCGGAGCATCCAACACCGGAATGGACGAGCCGACGATGAAGCCGTGCCGTCCTGGCACCTGCACGGTGTCAACGATCGGCGACAGCGCCGTGTAGTGCGTCGTGCCGACAAGCACGCGCATCCGCTCGGAATCGAGCGGCTGGCCGTTGAGAGAATAGCTGACCTTCATGCGCGAAACCTCCCAATCACCATTGCGGCATGGCCGCTGTCTGCAACTTCTGCTGCGTGGAAATGCTCGTCGGCGCGATCGCCGGATAGTTGAACGTCTGCGTGATGTTCGTCACGCTCCCACCATTGCCGTAAGCTGCAGCGTTAACGCCACGCGAGGCGTTGGCGACGCCGACGGAATACGAGGCGTCCTGCGAAGGCAGAATGCCAGTCAATCGTCCGGCCGCCTTCTTCACCTTCGACGCGCTCTCGTCAATGCCGACCGCCATGCCCTCGCCGATCATCTCACCGACCTGATCGCGGAACACGCGTGACGGAGAATGGATGCCAAGCCTGCGTTTCACCCAATCCAACGCGTTCGTGGCCGCGTTGACAGCGGCAGTCACGAGCCTGCCTGCCGCGCCTGCGATGCCGGTCGCGATTCCGGTGATGATATTCAGTCCGACGCTACCCCAGTTAACCGATGTGAAACCGCGCATGATCTGGCCGACCATGCCGGGGATGGCGCCGATAAGCCGTGGAACCGACGAAATGAAACCGTTGGCCAGTGCGAAGAGCAGCTGTACGCCAGCCTGCAGGATCTGCGGGAGACGATTGATGATGCCACCGACCAGTTGTCCGATAAGGATCGGAGCCTTGCCTACCAAGTCCGGCATGGCGTTGATGAGGCCCTGCGCCAGTCCGAGGATAAGCTTCAAACCGCTGTCGATGATCTGCGGCAGGTTGTTGAGGATGCCTTGCACGAGGTTAAGGACGGCGTTGATGCCGATAGGGATGAGCTGCGGCAACTGGGCCGACAATCCATCCAGCAGCGTCGTCAGCACGGTCACCGCCGTGGACGCGATCTGAGGCAATGCCTGCACGATGCCCTGCAAGAGGTTCGTGACCATCGTCAATCCGGTTTGCAAAAACGACGGCAGGGTCGACGTGACCCACAATTGGAACTGGGCGAGCAGCTGGGGCAGGCTCGTCGAGATCCATGTCGTCGCGCTGGTCAGCAGCATCGTGCCGAGCTGTCCCAACGCTCCGAGCACTGGCGGAAGGATCTGCATGACCAGTGCCGGCAGCGTGCTGCCCAATGAGGAGAACAGTTGTGGCAGTGCGGCGGTGATGCCGGTGATGATCTGCGCGATGCGCGGACCCACGTTCTCGATGACCGTGCCGACCGAATCTACCAGCTGCTTGGTCAATCCGTTGATGTCGGCATTGTCCTTGCCGAGCTCCGCCAGCCAGTTCTGCCATGCGGCCTTCATCATGCCGACAGAGCCCTCGATGGTTGTCGCGGCCTCCTTGGCGGTGGTGCCGCTGATGCCCATCTGCTCCTGCATGATGTGGATCGCCTGCACCACGTCGGAGAACTTGTCGATGGACAGGTCGCCCATCTCCCCGTTCGCCTGCTTGACCTTGTTCGCGTCCTGGATCAGACGCTCCATCTCGGATTTCGTTCCGCCGTAGCCGAGCTTCAGATTGTCGAGCATGGCGTAGTTGCCGCGCGCCAGAGACTGGTAGGTCTGTTGGATGGACTCGATGTCGGTGCCCATCTTGTTGGCGTTGTCCGACATGTCGACCATGGCGGTGTTGCCGAGTTCCGCGGCCTTCGCAGTGTCGCCGCCGAGCGAGCTGATCAGCGAGGCGGAAAAGCTCGTGACCTGCGTCATGTACTCGTTGGCGCTCACTCCGGCTGTCCGGTACGCTTCCGCCGCGTATTTCTGCACGGTGCCCGAAGCGTCCTTGAACAGCGTGTCCACGCCGCCGACGGCCTGCTCGTATGTCGCGTATGCGTCGAGAGCGCTCTTGCCGACGCCAGCCAAAGCCGCGACGGCGGTGCCGACGCCAGCCAGTCCGACCGTGGCGACGCCCTTCAGGGCGCCGACGGCCTTGCCCGACATGGAGCTGATCGCATTCCATGCGGTGTCTGCGCCGCTTTTGAGCTTGGAGCCTATCGCCGACGCGGCACTGCCGGCGGCCCCTGGAATCTGCGACAGCACGCCGCCGACCGCGCCGCCGACGTTGCCGAGATAGCCGCCGATGGCATTGCTGACGTTTTTGAAAGGTGCTGGTATCCTTGCCGCGATGGCCGAGCTCATCGACGAGAACTTTGCCGACAATGGCGCGGTAAGACGTGACGCGGTGGATTGCATGGCAGCGCCGGCAGCGCTCATGCCGTCGCGGGCTTTCGTGGCGATGCCGGAGAACGCCGACGTTGCTGCGTTTTTGACCCGTCCGAACGCGCCGGAGACCGGCTGGACGATGGTCGCGCCAAGATTCTTGAACGCCGATCCAAGCGAACCACTGCTGGAAGCGAGATTGTCCTGCGCGTCCTTGAGCGCCTTCTGCGCATCCTTCAACCGGTTCTCGGCCTGCGTCGCCCGGTCGGTCATGGTGGACAGCTTCAATCGAGCCTGTTCGAGCCTGATGGTCGCGGCCTCGGCCTGCGTGCTGCCCTCACCATGCTTGGCGATGGCATTGGCGACGCTCTCCTCGGCGGCACGCACCTGATTCGCCGCCGCCTTCTGCTGGAGCATGGCCTGACGGTATGCGGCCGTGGATTTCGCCACGTCACGCTCATAGGATTTCAGCACGTCAGCACTGAAATCGTTCGCCGACTGCTTGAAACCGGTTTTGAACGCGTGTCCGAACAGTCCGCCGCTTTTGCCGCCGTTCATGCTCGAATCGAAAGCCTTCGACGCGGCCTTGCCGCTCGCGCCGACCTCCTTGTTGACCACGCTGCGGAAACCCTTCATCGAGGGGAACACGCTGATGTGCGCGGAACCAAGTTCGCTGCCGAACGCCATGCGGCACCTCCACTATTCAGTTATTCAGTCTTCGTAAAGAGTCCGGAAAACCGGGCTCATGCCCTTGGTCTGTTCGCGCAGCCGCTCACGCTCGGCCTTCTCCCTATCCGCCCGCAATCGTTTCGCAAGCGAATCGAAAGGCTTCGGATACTCGTCGCTGCCAAGCGCGTAGACGACCGGTATCTCACCCCACCGGACCGGATAATCCAAGCCGTTGAGCTCCGCGCCCGTGTAGGATGACGGATCGCCGATAATCTGCTCGAGGAGCGCTATCGCGTCGCCGTAGCGGAGCCTGCCGCCAAGATCGGCCTGCAGACTCCACCCATGCGCCGTGAAATCGGCTCGGATCACGCTCCCGTGTTCGGCGAGCTGGCGGGAAAACCATTGGATTTTCCCAGTGAGGTGCCCTGCGCGCGCACCACCGCGTCGCCATAGTCGGACAGGAGGTTGAACACGACCTGCACCGGTTCGCCGTTCAGCTGCTCCGCCTGCTTGTCGCCAGCGAAGGCGCTCAGCATGCGCTTGAGCTGTTCGACGCTCTCCGTATCATCGGACGTGTTCGAAAGTCTCGTGAAATCGTCGATGCTCATCGACAGTGGAAGCTTGTACGTGCGACCGCCGGGCACGAGCGCCCAATACACATCGCCCTTGATGATGTGGCGCACCTTGTAGTTTTGCGCGATGGAGGCGAACGCCTCCTCATCGTTTTTTTCCGTCCACTGGTCGAAATCCTCGACGGTCGGTTTGAAGTCGGTGGAAGTTGAAGTCATTGTCTTGTCCTATCTGCTTTTCGCCTGCCTGCCGTGAAAAAAGAAGATTCCCGGACCGCGCAGACAGGCGAGATAGACGGTCCGGGAAGATTTTCGTCCGCCGGTCAGGCGGCGCGTGCGGTGACGGTGATAGTCAGATCGGGTGAGGTCACGCCGTCGTATGTGGCGTTGATCCTCGCGCTCCCGGCCTTGACGGCGGTGAGCGTGCCGCCATCGACGGTCGCCACGCCTGCATCCTTGGACTTGAATGTGGCCTGTCCGGTCACGTCCACGGTGGTCTTGTCCACATGGGTGGCGACGGCCTTGAGCGCGAGCTTCGCGCCTTGGACGACCGACGGCCTCGTATTGCCGTCAGCCGAGGTCACGGCCACCGCCGTCACGCTTTTGGGTCGTACCAGCTTTCGATCCAGCGGGTGTTCGGATGCTCCGCATCCACATACAGCGGATCCTTCATCCATTCGACGGTCAATGCTCGCCCTGTGACCGAGCCACGCTCCTGCTGGTCCGGCTCGTTGCCGGTGACCTGCATGACGCCGGCACGACGGTGCACACGACCAGTGTCGAAAGTCTCCTCCTCATACACCATCCACTTCGCATCCTGGATGATGTCGGCCACGTGGTAGACGCCCTGGGCGTCCGGCTCGCCGATGGTGATCTTGCGGGTCAGCGCGTTGTTTTCGGCCGGGCTGAAAGTCTGCGTGAGGCTGGTCGCTAACGGCAGCTTTTTGTAACCGTCCTGCAAAAACTCGATGGGGTCGTCGCCGTCGCGCGAATCCTGGTTGCCGCCGTCGGACTTGACGAGTCCGATGCATGCGGTCGACCGATTGTAGGCGGCCGGAAGTTCCGGCGTTGCATTGCTGGGTGCGATCATCTCCGGCGTGATTTTGTTTTCGGTGGAGTACGGGACGATCATGATGGCTGCGGTGACGAGCGCCTCCACCTGTCCCAGATCCATGCCTTGACTGTCTTTGGCCATGGCGTTTCCTTTCTTAGGGTTGTCTGATTCCGGCCGTCGAATATTCGGCGGTCATGTAGTAGTGGCACCATGCCGCGTCCTCTCCGACCGGGTACGGGCCGTTGCATCCGTCGGGCACGACGGCGCAGATGCGGCTGCCTTCGGCGAATCCGATGAGGATGCCGGGCTCTCCGGTCAGCACGCCGTACACGCGGGCCGCCAGATCACGGCATGGTTTCGTATCGTTGCGCGTCCATCCGAGCACGTTGACGCCTATCAACCTGTCGAACGTCACGCGGTTGGCGGATTGCGTGCCGCCGTCATCACGCACGACCACGAGCGGATAGGAACCGTCGTAACCGTCAGGGATACGGTTTCCGACCTGCAGGCCGGGGATGTCCGTGATGTTGGAGCGCAGCCATCCGGTGAGGAATAGTTCGAGGTCGGGTGGGATGACGCTTGCCATCAGACCCTCGCCTTCTTCAGCGCCTTGGCCAGATTGCCGGTCTGCGCCTCCACGAGCAGGGTCTTCGGGTCGTGGCCGACGACCATGACGGTCGTTCGGTGCTCCCTTTTAACCTCCTCGATTCCAAGTCCGTCGCGGTATGCGCCGGTATCGACCGGAGCGGACGCCTTCGCGTAGGCGAGTGCCCTGTTCGCGGCCAGCGTGGTGAGCGCCTTGACTCCGGCGCTATTGAGAATCTCGTCGAAAAATTTCTGGTTGAAGTTGACCGATATCCTGCTTTTCGCCATTTGTTCAGCCCTTTCTCTCCGTCAGACGGCATTCCAAGGTCGGACGCCAGCCGGTGAATGCGTTCGCGTCCTTCGAGGGGAATCCGTCGACTTCCCACAAGCGTCCGTCGTCGGGGTCTGCGCGGATCCGGTCGCCGATTTTCACGTCGGCTGTCGGATCAGGGATGGTGAGGTACGCCGTTGATTCGGTTTGTGTGTCGAGCGTGTCCGGCGTGCGGATGCTGGAGCTGGATGAGAGGGCGCCCATGATGGCGAGCTCGTCCGGAGGCACGCTCCAGTCTGGCTCGTTCTGCGCCGGATTGTACGGGTTGGCCTTGCGTTTGGCGCGCAGTCGCCGCCACTTGGTCACGCCCGGCATACGCCATCCGCCGCCACCGGCATTCATGTCGTCAAGCAGGCTCATGGCAATCCTCCAAGCCTGTAGGGTTTGAGCTTGTCCTTCTCCGCCTGCATGAGCGACACCACGTCGAAGCTCGCGCTGGAGCCGTTGGTGGACTGCGAGGTGACGAGCCCGACCGGACTCATGCCAGCTCGCTTCGCGGCGCTGATGAGCACCTGCTGCACGTCCGGCGCGTCATCATAGCCGGCATGGATCGCGTAGCGGATGGCCGCAACACCGACCGGGAAACCACCGGAAAGCGACTCCACAAGACCCGTCTCAGGGTCATATGCATAAGCCAGCTTGTTGCCGTCGCGGTCGGTCAATGATTCGATGCTCGTCACATGACGGGCGGGCAGTCGAATAACCGTGCCGCCGCGAGAGTTGATGACTCCGCTGAGAGCCACGTTCGGCATGACATGCCAACCGCATTCACGCCTGATCGCCGACTGCGCGGCCTTAAGCCGAAACTGCGCGTCATCCTCGAAAGCCGAAGGGTCGGCAATCATGTCAGGAATCACATTCACATCACTCATGCCGACCTCCACGCTTACTCTGCAGCCATCAGGCCAGCCGCAATCAGAGAATTGACCAGGGCGTCGAATTCGCTCTTGGTTGGTGTGGCGCCGGCGGCCAAAGCCACATGCGTTGCAGGCTTCACTGCAGCGCTGCCAATATCGGTCGGCTTGCCGTTGGCCCCGACGAAGACCACATCGGCCACGTTGGCATTCGGGTCAAGTTTCGCCGCCGAGGCTGGAATCACTCGAAACTGTCGAGCCATATCACGTCTCCTTACTTAAGGGTCAGCTTGACGAAAGCCTTCGGCTTGCGCACGGCCAAAGCCACACGCTCCTTGGCGCGAATGGTCACCAGATCGGAAATGAAGTCGGTGTCATTGGAATTGGTAGCCTCGACCGTCACGCCGCCCTTGCGATAGAAGGTGGCAGCGCCCTTAAAGGAGCCGACGATGGCTGTGCCGGCGTCGACAGCGGGAGTCACCACGGTGTCCAGACCCCAGAGGCGCGGAGTGATGGTCAGCGCGCCGCCATTCACGCCGTAGAACGGTCCACCGCCGATGAAATTGCCATCATTGTCCTTCTTCAATCGAATGGCCTCATAGTCTGTCGGATTGATGACAAGGGCATCCGGCATCATGCCGGTCGTGGTGGAGATCATCGACTGCGCGTGCAGGACGGCAACGTCATTGCCAGCGTCTGTAGCGGTGTATGACTGGATTCCTTCACGATTCAGCAGGCCCTTGATGTTCTTGCCGGTACCGTCGCCGTTGAGCAGCTGCTTCTCCTCGACGATGCTCAGATCGTAGAGCAGACGTCCATCGATGTCGGACTTCAAGAATTCGAGGTCGGTGATCATGTCGTTGGATTCCTTGATGAATCCAGCGATGGTGGATAATGCGTCGGTGTGCTCGGTGGCGTCGGCGTAATGGATCTGGCTGAATTCCTCGCCTTCGCCGACGGTTTTGAAATCGCCTTCCTTTTCGCCTTCCACGTAGTAGATGATGGCCTGGCCGCTGGTCGCGCCGACACCGAACAGGTTGGTGATGGTCGGACGGCGGTAAGCCTGGACGAAATTCGGGTCCACGTAGGTCAACAGGGAGCCGTACACGCCGGACGGGCCGCCGGTAACCTGCGTGTCAGTGTTGCCCTTGCGGCTCGGAGCCCATTCCGGTGCTGCGATTGACGCTCCGGACACTCCCTTTATCTTCGCCAGCTGTTCGCCGATGTTCTTCACGACGAAATCGCCAAGAGATTCGTCGGATGCGGCTCCGCTCTTCTGGGTGTCCGCCAGATTGTCGGTCAATCCCGCGAAACGCTTATGCACCGCATCCAACGTTTCGATGGAATCCTGCAATTCGTGCGCTTCGGCGTTCAGCCCCTTCAGCTTCTCGATGTCGGAAGCGTCGAGATTATCCTCGCCCTTGGCCAGCACCGCTTCGATGGCGGCCTTGGTCTTGGCGAGACGATCATTGAAACTCATTTGGTCTCCTTGTTGTCCTTGCCGCCAGTGACCAGTTCACGGGCGGATTTGATTACGTTCAGACGCTCGGCCTTCTCGGCCTCCGCGTCCCTGCCCTTATCAGGGGCAAGCTTCTTATCATCCTTTTTCTCGCCGGTCTTGGAATCATCCGGCTTATCTTCATCGGAAGTGCTGGAATTGTCGGAATCAATGCCTTCCAACACCTCGTTCAGCGACGCCAATGCGGCACGAAGCTTCTCCTCGTTGGCGGAGCTGATGGCGCGACCTGACTTGACGGCCAGGATCTCGGCCTGCTGGTTCGCGGCCACCGGCACCACGCTGATCTCGAAAAGCTTGATCTGCTGGAATTCGGAATGGCCGCCCCACGGGCCGTCGCCCTTTTCCGTGATCCACGCGGTCTTCGTCGGCACGAAGCCGATGCTCATCTGATGAACCCTGCCATCCTTGAGCAGGTCGTAAGCCTGCTGGGCGGTCGGATTATCCTCGATATCGAGCTGGGCCGAGATGAGCAGACCCTTCTCGTCCTCCACGGCGCTCAAGGTGCGTCCGATGATGTCGGTCGGCTTGCCGTCCTGATGGTTCCAATGGATCGGGATGCCGGCTCCGCCGGCGTAGTCCTTCTCCAAGGTCTCCGCGAAAGCGCCCTTGGCGATCACGTCACCCTGCAGGTCCTTGTTGCCGAAAGTGCTGGCGTAGCCGCTGAAAACGCCTTCGCCAGCGGAATCATCCAAGGATTTCACGTTGAATCTGAGCTGTTTGAGATTCACTGTCCTTCTCCGTTCACTGGATTGTTCTGTTGCGCGTTCTGCGTCCTGCCGCCATCCTGCGGGCTGGGCTGGGCGCCTGTTGCCACATTCAAGGGCGTCACCAATTCGTCGCCGCCATCAAGCTTCGGATAGTTGAGGATGCGCCGCGCCTCGTTCGTGGTCATGAAGCTGCGCCCCGTGGCCGTGCTGAGCGCCTGATACTGCTCGGAGAACGTGCCGCGCAGCTTCGCATCCACATTCGCTTCGATGTAGGCGTCCGGCTGGCCGAGCGCGTCTGGCAGAAGCAGATTGAGCGACTGTTCGAAAGCCACGATGTACGGCATCAATTCCACATTCCACATCTGCTCCTTGAAGGAAGCGATGTTGGAATTCGTGCCACTGCGAAAGCCAAGATTCTCCGGCGCGATATGGAAGGCGTTGGCCACGTCTATGCGAATCCTGTCCCTCGCGTCGATGTCCTGCATGTCAATCGGCTTGAACGCGTCCACGGTCTTGATTTCCATGCCGTCGTTGAGCAACGGCCAGCCACCGGCAAGATTGCCTCCAGCCTTGTAGTTCCTCATGCCCTGCACGAATTCGTCCTGCGCCTCCTGCGACGGCCACGGCATCTCCTTCGGGCGGGAGATGTACGCTGGAATCTGGCCGCCGTTCTTCGCTATCGCACGCCGATATTCGGCCATCTCACGCGCCTCCGCCAAAAGCGGTGCGAGAGTGCCGGACACCGGAGAACCGCCGATGCCGGACGTGCTGTACCCCACATCCAGCAGAATCTGCGGGTCTGGCAGCTTGAAATACTGGCTGCCTTCCGGCTGTCCGGTGCTGATCTGCACGCCGGTGATCTCGTCGAGAGTGTTGCCGGAAAGGGTGAAATTCTGCACCGGGATACGCCGCAGCCATAGTCGGCCGGACTGCTTGTCGGCATCGAGCAGGCAAAGCCACCGGTCATTGAGCAGGCCATCGCACAGCAAAGAGTAGAAGAACCGGTAGCGGGTCATGCCAGGAAGCACGCTCGGCCTGGCCATCAATTGCGCCAATGGGCTTGTGGTGTCCTCCACGCGATCGCCGTCAGATTGACGTCGGTAGACCTTGAAGGGCATGCTGGCGATGTTCCGCGCGATATGGTCGATGACGGTACGCACCGCCGCCTCACGCTCATACACTCCAGCGCCGAACCAGTCGATGGGAATCTGCGCCACCTGTGAAATGTTCACTGGCGATTCGGAGAACTTCTGGGCCACGGATACCGGGCTTTTCTTGAGCCATCTGGAAAAGAACCCCATGAAACCTCCTCACTGGGTCATACGACTGCGAAATGGGTCACGCTCGGCGCATATTTCGGTGTCTCCGCTTCGACTTGCATGGTCTCCAACGCGTACAATGCCTGCGATTCGGCAACCAAGCCGCTGATCTGCAATGCGGATTTCGTGCGGTCCCACACCTCGACTTCGCCGAGCCTTCGGGACACGGCCACGGAAACCTGCTGTTCGATGGCGGGCTGCGGCAAATGCCGTAGCTTGCCCTCACGCACACGATCGTGGAAGCGGCCACAGCACGCGCCCAGACGGAAGCCTTCGATGAGATGCACGTTCCAGCCTTTTTCGGTGAGCGGGTCGATGAAATCGACTGCCGGACAACCTTTCGACTGCACTGCTATCTCGCAGATGCCCGGCCAGCTCTCACGAAGCAGATCCAAAAAGTGCGGCACCCAGAGCATGCCGTCACGGCGAGCAATCAACTCCACGTGCGGCAACCCGTCCGCACGCATTCCGGCAGCGGCCACATACGTGGTCTTACGGTCCGCGCTCGTATCCACGGACAGGACGACACGATTACCGTCAGGAATCGTGGAACGCGAGTCGATGCCGCTGGACCACATTTTCGGATTGATGAAAGGAATGATGTCCGCTGTCACCCATTGGCACAGGACCTCGGTACGGAACGCGGCCTCGGTCATGCCGTCAATATCGGATCTGACGCTCATGACGGTCATCGGACCGTAGCCGAGCGACGGGTTAGCCTGGCGGATAGCGGCGGCATCATCCACCGGACACTTGTCCGGAGCCGACCATTCGAAATATCCGAAGCTGCCGTCCTGCTTGCCGGACAGGAACACGTCGGCCGGATTGCCACCGTCGGCGCTCAGGCGCGTCCACTCGTCAACGAGCTTGCGGCCCTTGTCCACCTGCTTGCGAAGCGCCACAGACCTATAGTCGCCAGCGTTCGAAATGCCCCACAACTGGCTCGACCATACGGCCTTCGTGGTCTGGCTGACTGCATTCCAGCCATCGTCAGTATGCTGTTCACGAAGCTCATCGAACACGACGCGGGCGGCGCTCTTCGCTCGAATGTTCTTGTCGGCACGGACGATATAGCGGGCCTTGCTCCTCGTGATGATCGCTTCCTCGCCGTTAGTGTTGACGAATTTCTGTGTCATCGCGGCGAGATCCGGAATCACCAGATCCGCTTCCTCATCAGTCGAAGGCTGAGGATTGCACCACTCCTTGACCTGATTGTAAGGACCCTTGGCATTGTCCAACGTCTGCGCTGCGCCGACCACCAGGAACTTCACGGGCGGCACACGGTCGGGATGCTTGTTGGAATCAACGAAAAGCCACCACGCGGCCAAAACACCCATCAGCGTCGTCTTGCCATTCTGACGGGCCACAAGCACAATCACCTTACGAAAGCGATAGCTGCCATCTTCAAGCAATTCCAAAGCATGGACGAGCAGCCACTGCTGCCACGGATACAAATGCACGTGCAGCATGATCTCCGCAAACGCGATCACCGCGAACCCGTTGCTCGTCTCCTTCGTCAACGGGCGTAACGGCGGCGTGAAGATGCGCGGCAGGGTCACGCCGTGCCTCTCATCGTCGATGGCACCGAAAACCGTAAGATTCTCAGCCGCCATCGCAACCTCCTCAGCCGAACCGCTTCATGAAATCATCCATCGCGATAACCTTGTCGCTCTTCGCTTCCTCAGCCCTGACTTCGGGCTTCTGCCTGGCCGGACGCCCGACCTTCGCTGGAGCGTCCAAAGTCAATCCGAGAGACTGGCAGTATTTCAGGAAAGTCGGCAGAGTCACATTGTCGATCTTCCCGTTCTCGTCAACGAATCCGGTGGCATTCAGGAAGTCAATCCGACCAGCCAGTACGCGGGCGGCCGCGACCACTGCGGAATTCACGGCCTTCAGCCCATCGGCGTTCTTCAATGAGCGCTCCAAAGCATCCGCCACATTATGGCTCGGGAATTTCACCGACATACTTCACCTCGAATCTGCAATCGCGCGCGCGACCCCCGTTCAATTTCGGCCATCGGGGAGAGGAAGACCAACCACGCGGGACGTCTTGCACCATCGCGTTGGTTTTACGATTTCACCGCCCCTACCCCGTTTGGGTTGGTTTCGAATGCTGTTTTGAATGCTTTGATTGCGTTTGTGAATCGTGTGATGAGTTCGTCTGTGTTTGGTGGCTTGGGCGTGATGAGTGTGGTGTATGTGTCTCCGACTGTGAAGGTGTTGACTTCGTTGTGGGTGACTTTGACTGGGATGTTGACGGTGAATGAGCTGATTGGGAATGTCTTGTCGCTGATTGTGGCGGTGAGTTCTAGTGTGACTGGCCGCTGTGGCATCATTGCCTCCTTGCTCATGCTGTCTTTATCCATCGTCTTGAGAGCGTGCCGATTGGTGTTGGTGGGTCTTGGTTGCCTCTGAGCCTGTTGCAGCTGGTGTGGCTTGGTCGGAAGCCTGCTGGGTCGAATTGGAGTTCGGCGTGTTTGCTGACTGGGTAGAGGTGGTCAAGATTGTATGATTCGTCGCTCGTGTTCTTTTCGGCGGCGTAGTCGATGGGCATTCCACACAACCAGCAGACCGCATGCCGTGCTTTGCATTGGTTGAAGAATGCGGCCTTGTCTTTTTCGAATTGGCGGCTTGTCTTGCGCGTTCTTCCTGGCATTGATTCACCGCCTTTGGTGCTTCGGGTGGGAGTCGAACCCACGACATCGATGAGGGGCACTGTCTCTTATCACGGGCATTCAAAGAATCATGGAAGCCATGGCCGGTCTGTTCCGTCCTCTGGTATCTGTGCTATCCATCGTGCTCTGCCACTGAGCTACCGAAGCTTGATATGAATAATGGCCCAGCCCTTTCAGGCTGAACCATTTTACTACTGTACGACAGTATAGCATTTCAACGGTGACAGTCAAGTAGTGCGGCCAACTCGCCGAGGTTGAACACGTACTGGTTCTTGGTGTTTGTCGGCGTGGCGTGCAACTTGCCGCGTCTGAGCCATTGGCTGACGAGGTTGCGGCTGATGGTCAGGCCGTAGCGTTTCAGTTCCTTGGCTGCGTCGCTTGGCGTGCCGGTGATTTGCACTTGCCACAGTCGTTCGTCTCGTGCTGCTTTGATGGCTGGTGCCGCCCATTCGGTACGGCAGTGTTGGCATGTGACCGACTCGGCGTCTGGTGTACCGGTGAGCTGGTGGCGGCAGGTGGGGCAGGTGCCGAGGATTATCAGCTCGCTCTCTGGTGTCAATGCTGTCTCGTTGCGTCGGCTGATGTGTTCCAGGCTGGTGTAATCATCTGCTGCGGTTGGCATGTTCAACGTCGTGTGACGGTTGCTGATGATGGCATACCATGCTTTCCGCCAGTCGTATGCGGCGTATGCGGCGCGTATTTTGCCCGCCTGTTCCGCCAACCATGCTTCGCTGTCTGCGATGAGGTCTTGAGCGTGGGTGTCGATTGGCATTGGCGCGCTGCCTCGGCTTGGCGCGTGGCCTGTGCTGCCGATGTGCGCTTGCTTGAGCATGATGGAGCTTAATGCTGGCAGTTGGACGTGTCCGAGTTGGCGGATCATGGTCCAGTAGTCCGTGCGGCATGATGCGCATAGCAGGTTCGCCGTCGCCGGTTTCATTGGCTTCTGGCAGTGCTGGCAGTTGGTCAAAGTCTGGTCTCCTTGTCGTGCTGGCGGATGATCGCGGCGATTTCGGCTTTCGGCACCTGCGGCACGAGCGGCGCGATCTCGTCAAGCGCGTAACCGGCCTGATGCCATTTGATGATCATGTCTTCGAGTATTTTCTTCATTTGGTGGCCTCCGGTTCGGTGAGCTTGGTTTTGAAGGCTTTGATGGCTTCGTCGAGTCTTTTTGCGAAGTCGGTAAGCTTGTAGTACGTGAGGGCGGTTGTTCCGTCGCTGGTGGTGGTTTTTCTGGTGAATGGTCCTATTTCGCCGTTTTTGCATGGTTGAACTGGCACATCCACGGCAAAGCCGATGAAGTTCGGCCCGAGTGACACTGGTTGCAGGGCGAAGTCGATTCTTTGCTTCATTTTGTGGCCTCCAGATATGGATTGTCGCTTGTGTGTGGCGGGAAGTCGCATTCCTGGTCTTTCCAACCGGCCGCGTAGCCTTCTCGCCATGCCTTGGCCATACGTCGGTGGTATTCGGCGTCTGTGAGATGGTAGATGAGTTTGGGTTCTATCATTGTGTGTTCTGCTCCTTGTTGAGTCTGTCGGCTAATTCGCAGGCCTTTTCGTCTGCCTGTGCTGTTTCTTCGTCGCGTCCGAGCGCTTCGAGCACGTGAGAGCATTTCCACGTGTGCACGTGGCGTTTCGAGGGTGGGATGCCGCTCATGTTGGCTCTGCGTTGACACCAGCCTTTCCATAGGCGCGTCCAGTCGCCGATGGCGCGGTTTTCGCCATAATGTCGGCTTAAGAACGCGTTCCACGCGTCCGACAAGTCGAGATTCGGATAGTCGCGGATGATATCGGCGTTGGCGTGGGCCTTCTCCCTGACCAGCTCGAAGTCGCTGACCCCGATTTCCTTGGAGAAAGAAGAAGAATATTCTTCTTTCTCCTTCTTTTGGGTTCTGGTGTTCTGGTGTTCTGGTGTTTGTCCCGATGTAACACCGTTACAGTTCCGATGTAACGCCGTTACATTCTGGTCTGAACGATGCTTAGCGACACGTTCGGCGCTTTTCACGCGAGCGTGCAACACCTGCTCCTTGCTCCGGTTGTAGACGAGATAATCGTGAATCAGCCAACCGCCGTCAACCTCCTCCAACATGCCCTCGTCCACCAAAGCCCTGACCTGCTCTTCGGTCGCACCGAGATTCGCCAGCATGGCACGGCGTGGCACGAACCCGTCCGTGAGCCTGTCCCCGCACAACGACAACGCCATGCAGAACACTCCAACGGCATCGACATGTCCGGCACGCACCAGGTCGCGCACCTTGTCGTTGTCGTAGAAGCCGTTCACGAGCTGCACGTATCCACGCCTTGCCATCAATCCTCCCCTCTTGTGATGCCGTTGAATTCCATCCAGATGGCCTCCTGCCGTGGCGTGGTGCAGGGCAGGCCGGTGTAGTTGGTGTTCGCCCAGCCGCTTCCCACGTGTGGTTTCGCCATCGCATCCAAGGCTTCGGCGATTTCCACCAAGTCCGGTGGCGGGTCGAGCGTCACCATGACATGCCGTCCATTACGGCTTGCTTCGCGTCCACCAGCCGGTACCCGCAGTAAGGGCAGGTGGCGTAATAGCTGCCCACCGTCTCACCGCAGTGGGCGCACTCGACATATCGGATTGCCTTGCTCATTCGCTTACCGCCTTCTGTGCGATTTCGAGCATTTCCTTGGCCTGTCTGATATATTCCTTCTGGAAGCCGGGAATCTCACCGGCGTAATCCCATGCATCGTCTTCGTCCTTCGCCACATAGTCGCTTTCGATGCCATCCCATTCGCAGCTGTTCCAGCAGA